CGTCTAGAGTGAGGTCAGAATAACTTTTAAGATTGTTGTTTGTCATCCTAGTATTTAGATTATGATATGTGGAAATTAACCAATAACAAAACTGTGTGGAGTGCCGCCTTCTTGGAAATTTCCTATCTCGGTGTCTAGCCTTTCCATCTCGGCATTGCCTTCGTTTTTGAGAGCATCACCATTCAACGTGGTTCCGCCTTGTGGTCCTGCTATGGTGTTGAACTTGCCTCTGGCCTCGCCTAGCATTACCTTACACACTGCGAGTGTATAATCTCTGATCCACGGTTTGGCGTATATGTCTTTGAACAATGTGATGTCCGGTCTATAGTTATCAGTGTGCATCAACACAGTCTCATTGTCGGCCCTAGGTCGCTGAGTGATAGTTAATTTTTTTGTGGCCACATCAAAGTGGAACTGTATGAAACTTCCAAACATCTTGCCCACAAGTTCTTGGTAGCTCGCGAAAGCGTAATAGGTTGCCAAACCTCCCGTTGCACCAGCACGTAAAAGGTATGTGTTTGTGTAGGCCAGGTTGAATGGTTCGAATAGTGTACCGCCTTCACCACCTTCTGTCCTCGAACCCACGGTCCTCCTGTTCAGATTCCTAACGTTGATGACTTCATCTGGCAGTATGTACGAATTTTGATTTTTCTTAAGCTCTAGGAAAGCGTATGATTCTTCCACGGCGTTTGATGACCTCTGACGGTATCTGTTAGTGGCCCTTTCCAGAGCAGTATGGTAGTGTTTTGGATCTAATTCCACATCGATCATGCCCTCACCGAGGTTGTTTTTTACATAATCGAATATTTCTTGTTGTCCTGTTTGGAGTTCTGACATACTCATATTTATTGCCGTGATGCCTACAATAAATATGTGTGATATGCCAAGATTATCCATTTTCAAGCCTGAAAAAGGCAACGACTACAAGTTCTTTGATCGCAACATCCGAGAGATGTTCACAGTGGGTGGTACCGATCTGCACTTCCACAAATACGTGGGTCCATACAATCAAGGTGAAAATCAAAAGGATGGTCCAGCGAGTCCTACCCAGCCTAACTACACCGGGGACAGTCTAAACGAGAGAACCATACAGGATCTACTGTTCTTGGAAAATAGAGACAGGAAATACGACGACGATGTTTATGTTGTTAGGGGCATATACAACGTGCAGGACGCTGATTTCAATCTTTCACAGTTTGGCATGTTCCTACAAAATGACACATTATTTTTGACTGTGCATCTCAATGACATTGTTGAAAGGATTGGAAGGAAACCCATGAGCGGTGACGTTATAGAATTCCCCCACATGAAAGAAGATTACAGTCTGGACGAATCAATACCCATAGCACTGAAAAGATACTATGTAGTGGAAGATGTTAACAGGGCCGCGGAAGGTTTTTCACAGACATGGTGGCCGCATTTGTTGAGATTAAAGATGAAGACACTGGTAGACTCACAAGAGTTCAAAGACATCATAGGAGATTCCGCAACCACAGGCACAGTGGCCAACTACATGAGCACCTACAACAGAGAAAAAACGATAAATGATCAGATAGTGGCACAGGCTGAAGCAGATTCACCTAAAGCAGGATTCAATTACAAACAATATTATGTGGCACCGATCGATGAGAGAGGCAACCTCAGGACCGACAATGTCAATACGGAAGAGGACAGAGCCAGCAGTGATCAGACAGTGAATGCTGTGATAGATACTCCTGCCGCTTCTCATTATGGATTTTACCTAGACGGCGATGGTGTCGCACCAAACGGCAATCCAGCAGGTTTTGGGATCAGTTTCCCAACTTCCGGTGTGGACAAGGGAGATTATTTTTTGCGTACAGATTACTTGCCTAACAGGTTATTTAGGTATGATGGTACCAGATGGGTGAAAATAGAGGATTCCGTTAGAATAACTACCACTAACAACGACACAAGGTCTAACTATAAAACCAGTTTTGTTAACAATGCATCTGAAGACACTATAAACGGATTGACCACAAAACAGAGGCAATCACTGACGGAAGCACTCAAACCAAAGGCTGACAACTAAGAATGTTACATTTTTACGAAGGACAGGTAAGGAAATTTTTAACTCAGTTCATTAGGATACTGAGCAATTTTTCTGTTGAGACAGGCAAAGGCGCAGACGGCTCAGTGCAATTGAGGTCAGTGCCTGTGACATATGGTGATCCTACAAGACAGGTCGCTAACATTTTGAGAAACAACAGTGAGAATGCGCTGGCCTATGCGCCAAAGATAGCCTGTTATGTGAGAGAACTAAATTATGACAGGGATAGGATGCAGAATCCCTATCACATAGAGAAACAGCACCTCAGAGAAAGGGATATAGGCAGTGATGGCAACTACACCAACCAATTAGGTGCGGGCTACACAGTTGAGAAAGTGATGCCATCGCCTTTTAGACTTGAAGTCACAGCAGACATATGGACCACAAACACTGACCAAAAACTACAGATCATGGAGCAGATACTTTATCTATTCAATCCAGATTTTGAAATACAGAAGTCAGACAACTACATCGACTGGACCAGTCTCAGTTACGTGGAACTGACAGGCACAACGTTCAGCTCTCGTACAATACCGGTGGGTGCTGATTCAGAAATAGACGTGGCCACAATGACATTCAGCATGCCAATATGGTTATCACCACCAGTCAAAGTCAAGAAACTGGGAGTGGTACAAAAGATCATAATGAGCATCTACGACGATGACGGCGGAATAGCCAAAGGTTTGATCGACGGGGAACTGATCTCGAGGAGTTATGTTACACCAAACAACTTTGGATTACTGGTCACAGGAAACCAATTGCGCCTATTGGGCTCTACTGGTACAAACGTGAAGTCGGGAGGAGACGGTTTCTACACAGGCGCGAACGCACCATCGAACTATGATCCATTTGAAACTTTTGGTCCTGCCGTGAACTGGAAGGTGTTACTGGACCAATATGGCAAGGTTACCAACGGCACATCACAGATAAGATTGAAACAGCCCAACGGCAACGAGATAGTGGGCACGATAGCAACGACCACGCTAGATGACACCATACTGTTATACAGCATAGATTCAGATACTATACCTTCGAACTCATTGACCGCTGTGAAGAAGATCATAAATCCGGCGACGTTTGATCCGGGCACACCCGCAAACGGTGACAGGTATCTGGTAATAAATGACGTGGGAGACAGCACCGCATCGTTCCAGAGTGACACATGGGGCACACTGGTGGCCAGGGTGGGAGACATCATCGAATACAACAGCACGACTTCCAAATGGAACGTGGCGTTCGATGCATCGAATCCAGACTCAACACAGCACTACGTGACCAATCTCAACACCGGGATACAGTACAGGTTCAACGGCACGGAATGGGTCAAATCATACGAGGGCGTTTACACCGCTGGTAATTGGAGCATAATATTGGACGGTGGATCTTCGAGTTATGATGCCGGCACTGATGCCACAACCCCTTGATAAAATTCTCATAAATTGTTATAATAACTTATGAAAGAAAACATTGTCTGTTCGGGCGCACTGTTCTACAGCACTTCAACGAAAAGGTTCTTGTTCCTACAACGCACCGACAAGAAGACACAGGGCATGTGGGGTCTGGTGGGCGGACAGGCCAAGTACACTGAATCAGCATTTGAAGGACTCAAGCGTGAGATCCAAGAGGAAGTGGGTGACACTCCCAAGATCAAGAAGGTGATACCTTTGGAGATGTTCACGTCAAACGATCAGAAGTTCTTCTTCCACACATACCTCATAGCCATAGACGCGGAATTCATACCACAACTGAATGCGGAACACTCCGGCTACTGCTGGTGTGCGTTCGAGTGCTGGCCCAAGAACCTGCACATGGGTCTGAGGAACACCCTCAACAATAAAAGTATAAAAGGTAAATTACAGACTATATTAGATTTAATAGTCTAATCGTTTTTGATGTAAGATTTTCCTGTGAGTTTCTCAATGTCTCGGATCATTTCTTCCATGTTGATCCTGACGGTCTTACCGGTCTTAACATTGCGTGAATAGTACTCCCATTCACCCTGTTCGTTGTGTGGAGATATCTTGGTCACGTTGCCCGCCTCATCTTTTACGAACA